TTTAACGTTAGCAGAGCAGGTGCTCGTAGAACACCTGGAGGGTAAACAATGAGTATCCAGAGTCTTATAGATATTGCTTCAGGTATAGAAATAGATAGACGTGAAAATTATGCAGGTGTAATGAGCAGAAGCGGAAAATACAAAACATCAGATACAAATATAAATGTATTTAGGTTTAACGTATCTCCTTCACAAGGTTTAAAATACAGTGAAAATCAAGCACTAATAGTAGATTGTGATCAAACAAATGTGTTATCAACAAGCAATATAAGTCTTAACAATAATGCGGGTATGAACTATCTTACAGCAAATATGCATGGACAAACAAACAATGCTATAACAGTAGTAGGTTATAATGGCAGAGACATATACTTAGATACTACTGGAGCAACAGGATCAGGGCAAATATTTCAAGCAGGAGATTATTTACAACCTTTAGGTAATACTAACACTTATGCATATCCTTATACAGTAAGGCAAAGTGCACCTTTTAGTGCATCAAGCAGTAATGTTTTAGTACAATTACACAGACCAATATTGGAACAGGACGGCGTAAACATTATAGGTAGTGGATTAAGATTAGGCAATGATGTAAGATTTAATGTTAAATTAAAACAACCTGTACGTTATACAGTCAATCCAGGAGATAATTTGCAAATAGATCCTATAGAACTAGTAGAGGTAATCACATAATGGCAACATCACCAACAGGATTAATGAAAGTATTAACAAGACCTACTTATTTTCAATATTATTTAAATAGAACACCTGCTAAAGCATCAAGCATGAGTGGACATTATAAAACAAAGGATAACACAGGTACACCCTACTACACATTTAAGTTCGCGACACATGACGGCTTTAAGTACAGTACTGAAACAGGTTTAAGACCTTTTATAGAAGATTTATATGCCAGAACAGGTACTGAAAATGAAGAATTAATTGCACTATTTGACGATGATACAAGCACATATGACTTAACAACTTATAATGGTGTTTTAACAGAAACACAACAAGGTGAATTAAAAGTAATTGAAGCAGGTAATAGTTATTCTGTAAGCCTACCGCATCCATATGTTGAAATAAACACAGAAAATGTTTCAGGAACAGTTGAAGCAGGCTTATTATTTAAAAAAGGAGATTTTTTACAACCGCGAGGACTTGGCGATAATTACAGATATCCTTATCAGGTTATTCAAGACGTATCTTATACAGAAAATGCTAATATTGGAGTCATGGTTAACAGACCAATTGTGTCACAAACAGGTGTAATATTTGCAAATACAAATGCAGGGCCCGGATATAGTGGTGGCGTAGCATGTGGTAAAAACGTAAGGTTTACAACAAAAGTAACTAAATTGCCAACTTACAGTATTGTACCACATGACAGAGTACAATTTAATGGAGATTTTGAATTAGTTGAGGTAATAATATAATGGCTACAACAATAACACCAGTACAAGGTACACATATAAGCAGTTGTTTGCTAATTAACTTAACACTAGATGCAACAACATACTATATCAGTAGTGCATATAAGCCTGTCACGTACGACAGCAACACTTATACTGAATTAGGCTCTTTACTACAAGTATCAGACATTGCAGAAGATGTCAGGACAACTAATGGTGATATCAGTGTTGTACTTAGTGGTATACCTAGTGAACAAGATTATTTAAGTCTTATATTAACTAGTAAAATTAAAGGTGGAGAGATAAAAGTATTCAGAGGCTTTTACGATAACACAACGCATGAGCTAGATACATCACAAGTATATTTAAGATTTAGTGGTGTAATTACTAACTTTGCAATATCAGAAGACTTTACACCAGCAGAACAATTAACAAATAGTGTTACAGTAACCTGTGCAAGTATAAACAGCCTATTGGAGACCCGTATAAGCGGACAACGTACAAATCCAGCAGATAGAGCCAGGTTATTTGCAAATGACCAGGTATTTAATCGTGTACCAGAACTTTATAACATATCATTTGACTTTGGTAAAGAGTACAAAGCAGGTGGTGGCGGTTATGGTGGCGGTGGCGGTGGCGGTGGCGGCCGTGGACGCAGAGGACCAGGACAACAAAGATAATGAAAGTACGCAACGCACAAATAAAAGACTATGATGACATAAAACGTCTCATGATAGACTTTGCTAACTTTAATCCTGTAGAAGATTTACAAAATCCTCAATATGACTTTATGCATGTGAATACAGTAATAGATCATATACATAAAACAGGTATTGCTTTAGTGTGTGAACACAATGGCAGAGTAGTAGGAATGCTGTTAGCAACCATACAGGGCGATTTATGGTTACCACATGTAAAACGCATGACAGAAGTAGCATGGTGGGTAGAGGACGAATACAGAGGTACAAGTGCTGGTGCCAGATTACTTAACAGGTATATTGCAATAGGTATAGAAGCAAAAGACAAAGGACACATAACTTCCTTTACATTAACAACACTAGCAACAACACCTGATTTAAAGTTACAGGACAGAGGCTGGGAAGCAATAGATTATAATTGGTGTTATAGAGGATAAACAATGGCAGTATTTACAGCAATAGCAACAGCAATAGTAGGAGCAATAGGTTTAAGTGGTGTTTTAGCCACTATTGCAACATCAGTTATAGCAGGTGGACTTGCATATGGTACAGCAAGAGCATTAGGTGTATTTGAACCACCTAAAATGGACAATAGCGATCCAGGCACAAGTATTCAGTTACCACCAGCAACAGATAACAAATTACCTATACTATATGGACAAGCATTTACATCAGGTCCTATATTTGATGCCGCTATAAGTAATCAAAACAAAACAATGACATATTGTATTGCACTTAGTGAAGAAACGCAAACAGGAACGTTTACATGTAGCCAAGTGTTTATGAATGATGTAGAGTTAATCTTTACAGGAAATACAGCAACAAGTCACAGAGACCCTAACCAAAGTGCAGATGTAACTTATAATGGTAAAGTAAGATTAAACATATACCAGGGTGGTAGTGCAGGATCAGATGTTATTTTCCCTACATCAGGAACAGGTAGCAGTACAGCCGCAAGTGCTATTGTGCCGCATTGGGGGGTTAACCATACAGCAAACGCAATGGTATATGCAGTATTGCAGGTAGACTATGATGCTGAAAACGGATTAACTGGTTTACCACAAATGACATTCAAGATGAATAACAGTCTTAATAATCCTGGTGAAGTACTACATGATTACTTAACATCAGATCGTTATGGAGCAGGACTTACTACAGCACAATTAGATGTAAATACATTTACAGGCACAGCCAATACGCAAATGAAAGGCTATTGTAATGAACTTATAAGTTATACTAATAATAGTGGTGCAAGTGCCACAAACGCAAGATATCAAATTAATGGCATGTTAAGTTCGTTTAACGCAGTTAGTAATAATATAGATGAGATATGTCAAGCAAGTGCAACATTCTTTTCCTTTAATCCTAAAAAGGGTAAATTTGCCGCAATACCAAACAGAGCATTGAGCAGTACAGAATTGGCTAATTGCTTGGTATATAATGATGATAACATAGTTAGTAAGATAGATATTAGCAGTACAGAACTATATTCACTATATAATGGTTGCGAAGTATCATTTATGGATAACACCAGAAAAGACCAAACAAATACAATTAAAGTTACTACACCAGGAAGTGACAGGAACCCTAATGAACCAGATAACACATTAACGTATACCTTAAACATGATTAATGACAACGTAAGAGCAGAAAGGTTAGCCAATATTGATCTTAATCAGAGCAGAGTAGGAACAGTTATACAATTTAGTGCAGATTTTAGCGGAATACAAACAGATGTAGGTGATGTTATAAAAGTAACAAATGAGCTATATAGTTGGACAGACAAGTTATTTAGAGTTATGAGAGTGACAGAAGTGCAAGGCGAAGCAGGAATGATCACAGCACAAATATCAGCATTAGAGTATAGTGCAGATTATTATACTGTACCAGCAGTAACAGAGTCTAGTGCACCAGCCTTCCCTGACTTACCCAGATTACCAGTTATAGGACCTATATTTATACCTGGTATATATGGTGGTAGTTATGGTAATGTTAGTGCATTGCCTAGTGAAGAATTTGGTAATGTTATAGTTAATGACGCCATGAAAACGTTTGGCGCAGGTACTCAGTTAGCAGATAATCCAAATAACACAATTCCTTTAACAAATAATGGTACATTCCAAAATTTGCATACTCCTCAAGTATATGACACAACAGGAGTCAATTTAGGTGATTATGAATTAACAAGTATAGGACAATTGACAGGTACACTTACAGAAGATACAAGTTATAATTATGGTATGAAAACAATAGCCAGTGTTACTTGGGCAAATGCAACAGCAACTCATGTGCAAACAGTAGATACCAGTATGCAATTTAATGGACTTATAAATACTGTACCACCAGCAGTATCTTTAGCCAAAAAAATACCTTTAACTATTACAGGTTCGGGCGGAGCGGCATCAGATATGAAACCAGCAAATGTTACTTTAGTACAACAGGGTTTAACTAATAGTGGTGTTACAGGTCCTGGATTTGCAAATATGGGATACCAATTGTTAAGAGTTACTAAGGGAGAGTTATAATGTATAGAACATTATATAGCAAAACAAC